TCCAAGTATGGGCAACCTAGATATCCGTAACGTATTGAAATCAGATTATTTCTTTGCCTGATTTCTAAAGTTACATCCTAGCCAGTTGGCAAACACGTAGCAATAAGGAGTATTATATGCTAGTAATAAAAGGTAAGTCCCTATGGGCAAAAGTCTTTGAACCAGATACAAGGTTCAATGAAGATGGAGAGTATTCAACACAGGTTGTGATGCCTGAAGAAGAAGCTGTCCAAGTTTGTGAACAACTTGAAGCACTCATTGATGAGGAGTACAACAAGGTTGTCAAGGAGAAGCCACAAGCAAAGGCAACCCTGTCCAAACGTGCAATCACTGAGCCAGAGATGGATCAAGATGGTAACGCAACAGGTAACGTAGTGTTCAAGAGTAAACTCAAAGCTAAGATCAGAGCTAAGAACGGTCAGACCTACAAGCAGAAGGTTAATGTTGTGGATGCTAAACGTAATCCAATGACAGGTGGACAGTTGATAGGCAATGGTTCAGTTATTAAGATAGCTGTTGACCCTGTTACCTACTACATGCCAAGCAGTAAGACTGTAGGTGTGTCACTTAGACTGAAGGCTGTACAAGTTATTGACTTGGTTGAGCATGGTACTGCTAACTCTATCTTTGATGAAGAGGAGGGGTTTGTAGCCAAAGCCATAGAGAAAGATAACTCTGCTGTCTTTGATGATGCAGATACTGAAGGTAAAGCTAGTGACGAAGGGGACTTTTGAGGCAAGGGTTATCTCAGACCTAGTAGCACGTGACATTCCACATGTGTATGAGCCAGAGAAGTTGGCATACTTTGTGGAACGTCACTATGTTCCTGACCTAAAGATAGGCAAGATGATAGTGGAGCTTAAAGGATACTTCAGACAAGACAGTCAACGTAAGATGAAGGCTGTCAAGGCACAGTACCCTGAGTTGGATATAAGATTTGTATTCCAGAAGGCAAGCTCCACTATACAAGGAGCTAAGAAAAGGAAGGATGGTTCTAAGATGACCTGTCAAGAATGGGCAGACCGTAATGGTTTTATATGGGCAGAAGAAACAATACCAAAGGAGTGGTTATGAGTGCTATAGATATAATAGAAAAAGTTAAGTCAACTGTAGATTTACAAGCTGAGTTCAATGAGAAGGGCTTGAGTGTATCAGTGTGGTTAGACTCAGATGAGATAGAACACACAGCACACTATGATGATATGGCTATTGATATAGTAGGTGACCCTGAAAAATATGATGACGAAAAACTGAAAAAAATTATTGAAGGTTTGGATTACATGTCAAAGTATATAAAGGAGTCAATGGGAGATGCATGACAACGGTGAGTTTATAAGACACGAAGAGTGTCCTCACTGTGGCAGTAGTGATGCCAATGCTTTGTATAGTACAGGCAAACACTACTGCTTCTCTTGTCAGGTAATAACTCATCCAGATAATAATGAAGGAGTGATAGCAGTGACTACACAGAAGAGTAACTTTGCCTTCCTACCCATTGAGGTACAGGCATTAAACAAGAGGAAGATAACTGAGAAGACAGCAAAGCACTGGCAGTATGGTGTGTCTACCTACAATGGTAACAAGGTACAAGTAGCCAACTACTATGATAGAGCAGGTACACTCCAAGCACAGAAGGTTAGGTTTCCTAACAAAGACTTCCTTGCTTTAGGTGACATGAAGAAGATAGGTTTGTATGGTGAACACCTCTGTCGTGATGGTGGTAAGATGATTACCATTGTTGAAGGAGAGCTTGATGCCTTATCACTTAGTCAAGTCTTTGACAACAAGTGGTCAGTTGTCAGTGTTCCGTCAGGTGCAGACTCAGCTAAGAAAGCTGTATCTAAATCTCTTGAGTGGTTATGTAACTATGAGTCTATTGTTATTATGTTTGACAATGATGAACATGGACAACAAGCTGCAAAGGAAGTAGCCAACATACTACCACCTAGTAAAGCTAAGATAGCCAAGCTACCACTGAAGGATGCAAGTGATATGCTTCAAGCAGGAAGACAGGCTGAACTTATTGATGCAGTATGGGCAGCTAAGACCTACAGACCTGATGGTATTGTAGCAGGTACAGATGTCTGGGAACTAATCAATGCTGAAGATGATAAACAATCTGTATCATATCCTTATGCAGGTATACAAGATAAGACAGGTGGTTGTCGTAAGGGTGAGATTGTAACACTCACTGCAGGTAGTGGCATAGGTAAGTCACAACTAGCTAGAGAGTTTGCACACTCCTTCATCATGCAAGGACAGACCATAGGTTACATAGCATTGGAAGAGAATGTTAAACGTACCTCACTTGGGCTGATGTCCATTGAGTTAAACAAACCAATACATCTACAATCAAATGATGTACCAATGGAAGAACTAAGACATGCCTTCATCAACACAGTTGGGTCTGGTAGGGTGTACATGTATGACCACTGGGGTTCAACTGACTCTGATAACTTACTATCTAAGATCAGGTATCTAGTCAGAGGTTGTCAAGTTGATTACATTATACTAGATCATATCAGTATTGTTGTATCTGGTTTAGAAGGTGGAGATGAGAGACGTATCATTGATAACACCATGACTAAGTTACGTTCATTAGTAGAAGAACTGAACTGTGGTTTGATACTAGTGTCACATCTTAAGAGACCTTCAGGTGACAGGGGACATGAGGATGGAGCACAGACTTCTATGTCACAGCTTAGAGGTAGTGCTGCAATAGGTCAGCTGTCTGATATGGTGATAGGATTAGAACGTAACCAACAAGACAAAGACAAACCTAACGTGAGTCAGGTTAGAGTACTGAAGAACAGATGGTCTGGTGAGACAGGCTTGAGTTGTTCATTAGAATATAATACAGAGACAGGTAGAATGAATGAGGTACAATTCCCTGATGAAGATGAAGTAGAATTTTAATTAGTGCAGAGACACAAGGAGAAGATATGGATTTAATATTTGATATAGAAGCAGACAACTTACTAGATGATGTCACTAGTGTATGGTGCATAGTAGGTAGAGATAAGGATACAGAAAAGGTATACACCTTTGAACCCCATGAAATAGAACAAGGGCTTGTGTTCTTATCTAAAGCAGACACACTCATAGGTCATAACATAATTGACTATGACTTAAGAGTGTTGAAGAAGTTATATGACTTTGATTATACAGGTAAGGTAATAGATACATTAGTATACTCAAGAACTATATGGTGTGACGTAAGAGAGATAGACATTACACTGAGTAAGAAGAATAACTTTCCTCAAAAACTTATGGGTAGTCATAGCCTTAAGGCATGGGGATACAGATTAGGAGAATTAAAAGGTGAGTTCAATGTGGGCAGTGAGAGCTTTGCAGTCTTTACCCAAGAGATGTTACAGTACTGTGTACAAGACACGCAAGTCACAGCCAAACTTTATCATAAAATTATGGAGAAAAATTTTAGTCAACAGGCACTAGACTTAGAGACTGAGATACATACTCTACTACTACAGCAACAGGAGTATGGTTTTCCTTTTGATGTTGAGGCAGGTAAGGAACTATGGTACAAACTAGCTGCACGTAAGTCAGAGATTGAGAATGAATTAGTTGAAACCTTTGAGCCTACTATCGTAGAGTTAAAGACTAAGACAAAGACTATACCATTCAACCCTGCTTCTCGTATGCAGATAGCAGACAGACTTATGAAGAGAGGATGGAAACCTGAAGCCTTCACTGATGGTGGTGACCCTAAAGTAGATGAGTCTATACTATCAGGTATTGATATGCCAGAGGCTGCTATGTTAAACGAGTACCTACTCCTTAATAAAAGATTAGGTCAGTTAGCTACAGGTAATCAGGCTTGGTTAAAGCTAGAGAAGAATGGTAGAATGCATGGACGTGTTAATCATATGGGTGCTGTTACTTCTCGTTGTACCCATTCCAACCCAAACGTTGCTCAAGTTCCTAGTGTGGGTGCACCCTATGGTAAAGAATGCAGGGCATTATTCCATGCTCCTGTGGGGTACAGTCTTCTTGGTGCTGATGCCAGTGGTCTTGAGCTACGGTGTCTTGCTCACTACATGGCTGCTTATGATGATGGCTCTTATGCTGACACAGTAGTCAACGGTGACATACATACTATCAATCAAGAAGCAGCAGGACTACCTACTAGAAACAATGCCAAGACTTTTATCTATGGATTCTTGTATGGATCAGGTGATGAGAAGACAGGTAAGATAATAGGTAAAGGTTCTAAAGAAGGTAGAGCAATCAAGAAGAAGTTCTTAAAGAAACTACCTGCACTTAAGTATCTCAAGGATGCAGTATCAAAAGCTGCAGATGAAAGAGGTTGGGTCAAAGGATTAGATGGACGTGTTATACCTGTCAGGCATAGTCATGCTTCACTTAATACTTTGTTACAATCAGCAGGTGCACTGGTGTGTAAGACTTGGTATGTCTTCATAGCAGATGCTATTAAAGAACAAGGACTTGATGCAAAGATAGTAGCATTCATACATGATGAGGTACAACTAATAGTTAAGGAAGGACAGGAAGATGATACAGGGAGACTTATTCAAGGATGTATGCACAGAGTCGAAGA